CCGCACAACAAAATCCCGGTGCAGCTGTACCCGCAGCTGACAACACCATTGCTAGGGGAACCATCGACGCCGAGGCCGACGGCGAAGATGCAAAACGCAAGGCCTTAAAAGAGAAGTTGAAAGCCCGGAATGCCTTCCTTAGGCAAACTCCGGTCCGCACCAACTTCGTGTGGGCGGGCCACGGTGGTGACGCAGTTGATGATCCCATCAACCGTGCCACCGACGCCCTCTGCGCTGTTTATGAGCGCGTCATCACCAACTCTCAGTTGGACATGGCTCTTACGCTGTGGAACACTGATGTTGTTGGCATTGGCGCTGCTCCTAGACTGTTCGTGGAGCTGGGACTGCAAGGCGACGATGCTCCGTTGCTGAGGTCCCTCGTCATATGCGAAGAGGTTGCGGAGTTAGCTTACTACCTCTCACGCCTTTTAACCACGAGGATAAAAGGCAGAGCACCCCTTTCAAAATTGGTTGAGAGGGCGTTTTCCGATAAGTACCTTCCCTATCCCAGCACGGACGACCCGCGCCCGCACCCAGTGTGCGGCAAGTCCCGGGCCAAGGCTGAGAACTCAGTGATGTTGCGCATAGAGAGCGACATCGCCGGTCTTGGTGTTCCGAATGCTAGGTTGACCACCGTCGTCGACGTGGGTATGGGCGGGGGTTTTAAGCGTGAGCTACGACGCAGGTTGGACCTGCTTCATCAGTGGCTCCTTGGACTGTCAGTTTATACCTGCGTCCAATCCGTGGACATTAGGAGGCCCCAGTTTCCTAGGTACCATGGGCTTGCCCCTTTGCTCTCCCCCCAGGACCACGTGAGGTATCGAGATGCCTGGAGGATCCCAGGCGGCCCCGCGAACCCGGCCTTTTGTGGCATGTCATGGTGTCAACACACCTTGGCAGACCGACATAACGCCTGCGGGTGCTATCGGGGGCACGTTACTTACCTTCTCAATCACAGCCTATATTATATGACAGAGGCTGACTTGTCCGTTATTAACCCCGAAGATCGCTGTTATGCAATCGTTCATCACTTTCCCGGTGCCGCCGGTTCTATCCCAGAGGATAACCCGGAGTTTCATTGGACGTGTGTCAACGGTGCCGTTAGGATGGAGCCTGCCGCCCACGGCGGCACCACCTACGCCCACCCGAACGTTACTCAACAGCTG